AAATAAGCTCTATATGACTCTGAAGCAAAAGACTCTGGGTTTTTAGATATACCATAATCACCTACAAATGGAGTAGCAGTACCTAAAACTCTATTAGAAGCTACAAGCTGTGGATTACCATCTGCATTAAACAAAGTATCTTTACCAGCAACTATATCTACTATTCTATCTTCACAAAAAGCAACCAAACCAACTCTTCTTTGAAATAATTTTTGTATACTACCATAAGTAGGATTTAAATCTTTAGTTATTTGTTCAGCAGTTATAAATTGATTTAAATTATTTATACTACTATTAGCGTTATAAATACCAGAATATATTAAACCACTAGTTCTTTGTTCTTCTATATAGTCGTCATCTATAGTTGAAGAAACAACAGGACCAT